CTCGCAACCCTCAAGCGTTTTAGAGCTGTAGAAGAACCTAGACATGGGGGGTCTGTCTGTAAACATTGTACCTATAGGGTTTGTAGCAATCATTTTTTTATTGCTTTGGCGATCTGTTTGTCTAGCTCTTTATCATAGTTCTTTTTAATAACCCCAATACCAATCTTAAAAAAGTCTAAGAACTTTTTATGTTTAACAAACTTAGTTGCAACAGCGATGAGCTTCAGCCCATCACCCTGCCTCTTCCACAACGCATCGTTTTTAAAAAATAAATTTTTATTGTTATCAACTTTCTTGGCTTTTAATCCAATAAGGTTTCCATATCTGTTCAGTCTCTCTCCACCAGCAGATGTAACAGGTGAAAGTATTTTAGATTTTGATGCTGACTCTATACCACCTTCATAAACATATTTAAGATAATCTTGAGCTATGTTCTTAATAAATACTAATGCAGATAAGTCGTTAGGCTTGGCTCTAAACTTTGCTGGCATATCAACAGACTTAATAGTGAATGGTGTTGGTCTATCTAATTTCTTTTGTATCTGTGCTCTTTCTGCATTAACAACCTTAGCACCTATCTCGTTGATAGCATTGGCGGTTGCTTTAGGTAAATGCTTACGTTGAAACAATCCCATCTTCTTCCTAAGTTCTTTCTCATTAGATTTAATCTGCACTGTTATTGTCATTTGTTTCTCCAGTGAGACTTAGCTTCAAACTTTAATCCCATCTTCTTAGCCTTACGCCTGATGGTTGATGGGTGTACATCATATGCCATAGCAATATCATGGCTAGACTTACCTTCTTTAATCTTCTCTTTTAGTTTTTCTTTGTCTATGTTCATAAGTTTTTATAATGCTCTATAAGACTATCAAGATACCAAGCAGCCTTCTCTAAGTCTTGAATGTTGGCATCCTTATATTTATGCCTGTGAATGTATTTTATGATGCTACCTTCTAGATAGGAAGGGAATGAAGCTCCAAGTTGTTGCTTGATGTAGTCAATACATTCCACACCACTTTGATTGTAGTGCGGTGGTTTCGTTACATTTATATCTTTACTCATTTGCTTCTCCTAGCTAACTCATTCTGACACTTTAATTTGATTTTAGGTTTGGTGCTCTCCTTAGCAATAAGCTCATGCAGCTCCTCAACACTTGCACACTTTGCATAGTGATGGGTAGTGGTCACCTTTCCTGTTTGTCTATCAGCAACCTGCTCTGATTTCTTTATCTTTATCGGCATTTTTCCTCCTTTCTTTTTGTTAAAAATTTTCTCCCAATTGTCCTGATAACTGGTATCAGTCTCAGGTCTACGCTTAGACCCTTTGCCTCCATGCCACTCACTCATCATCTTCCTTGACCATGTAATAAAACGCCATACCCCATAAGATTATAAATAGTGGTGTCAACCATAAAACATTACACATTTTCAATATACTCCATCAAAATTTGCGTTGGCACTAGATAGGCAATTTTGCTTTGCGTATCTCCTTTACCAACAAACTCAACTGGTTTCAGCATATTGCGTGAAACACATTCCCATATTCTAAAGGGTTTTATCCATAAATAGTCTGTGCCAGTGTAAAAAACCCAATAATCAGATTTGGTAGAGTTTAAACCGCTAGGCTTTCCATACATCTCAACCTCAATCACAAGGTTGCCAGTCTCTTGACTTTTTTTATCTAATTTAACCTCAATGTAAATATTTAGCTCTGGCACATAGATATCATAAGGTTTGCATTTGCCTGTAAATCTTTCAGCCATTGGGTACTTAACTCTAATCATGGATAAGACTGAATCTTCAACCTTTTGCCCTTCCTTTAAATCAGCATCAAAAGTAATCATTTCCTATCTATCCTCACAAACTTACTGCCCTCAAACATCATAGCTATATCCAGCCTGATATCCATTAGCTCCTTTGGTACTGTTCTAAGCAACTCTTGCACACTAACAAACTTGATATCACCTTCCTTTTTGTAAAGCTGCATAGCTCTAGGTATTTCAAAGTCCATGTCTGTGACATACCAAACCTGACCATCCCAATTAAAGCATCTGATGTGTGGCTCAAGAGGTTTGTAGCCAAGATTCTGCATCTCTTCTTCCAAAGCATCATATGCCCTGTACATCATATCAATCATCTTGACTGTTGTAGTATCAACGTTACTAAGGACAGATTCTTTAAACATCTGTTCAGCTTTCATAAACTTAACCCTAAAGTCCACACCAACCAAACGATCAAGTCTCTTTTGATCGCCCCATTTAGTATGGAACTCATGTTTAAACTTCTGATACTTCTGCAAAAGTTTTATAGTTTCATTAGAATGTTTCTTTTTTTCTTCTTTTTTCATAGTTAATTTGTATGTAGGTCATTGACTGTATGCGTGTATGTCTCTCTAGAGACACATACACATACATACATAATTTCAACGATTTTACATACACTTACATACATACATACATATTTTACATACACTTTATTTAACATCGAAATTATCACTGTATTTCACCACTTTTTTGTATTCAATTGATTGATATTTATCCTCTAAATTAATAACCTGTTCAATATTCACCATCTCACCTATATATTGTGCAATGTTAGGTCGAGACATATCCTTGCCTTTTTGAGTTTTGCAAACACCAACCAATTCACTAATGGAGAATGTGTAATCTTCTTCATTACCACCTTCCTTTATAGCTTTGTCATTAGCTAAACTTTTCAGAGCTCTATTCACCTCAATGTGAGTTCCTCTCGTAGAAAATTTCCTTTTAATATCATGATCTGTTACTTCTAAATAACCAGAGGTTAAATCATCAAATCCAAGAAGCTCAACCTCTTTAAACTCAAAGTTAATCTTCTCCATGCCCATACCATCTTTATTTAAAGTCTGCTCCATTGTTACAAACATGGTTTTTTTAGTATCACCAGTTTTAGTGTCATCTGTACGCTCAATCTTAAACTCATAATCCATTGATGCACCCAGAACTGAACTGCCACGCTGCCTGCCATTAGATGTGTGTCCTGTATGATGAACAATAATCACAGCAGCTTCGTATTTGTGGATAAGCTCATCCATCCTACTAATAAACAACGTCATATCCTCAGTGCTATTCTCTGAGCCTGCTCCAAAGTTCCTGTTCAACGTATCAAATATGATGCAACTTAAATCGCCTTCCTGAGCTTCTATCATATCTAATTCAGCTATGAGCTTTGCATATTCGTCTGGATCAAGAATTCTAGTTCCTCTATTAGATAAGAACAAAGGAGCACCATCTAGAGGTTCTTTTGATTGATTCCACGCTGCAAGTCTACGTTTAACCCCACGCTTACCTTCACCACATAAATAAACCACTGGAGCACGTTTTGCTTTATGTCCATAAAAGTCAGAGCCATTAGCTATAGCTGCTGCCATAGCGATAGCCACAAAAGACTTTCCAGACTTGGGAGCACCAAATACACCAAGCAAACTAGACCTTTCTGCAACTGTCTTAATCAGCCAGTCAGGATTATCCACCTGAGACATCACCAGATCAGCTCTCTCAAAGTACAAAGCTCCTTTAGGTCTATCTACTGGGGTATTTTTAATATAGTTCTCAAGAGCATCAGAATCGCTGTAAAGAGCCAATTCTTTAGCTTCATGTAAATCACCTTTTTCTGGCAAATCTGCATGAGGTTTTGCAATAGTTACCTCACAGCCATTGGTTCTTAAATAACTGGATATATCTTCAGCAAACTTCAGCCCAGCTTCGTCTTTGTCTGGGTAGATGTAGACCTGTC